CTTGCTGATGGTGCGCTTGAGTGTCGGGCCGGCATAGAAGTTGAGGTGCCGGCGTGAGCCAACGGCCTCATACTGCGACTGAAAGACCTGATTTGTCAGATCCTCCGTGAGTGACGCCATCGCCGTGTTGTTCAGCGAATTGGCCGGGGTGCGGAACGCCGCATTCACGTCGGCGGGCGCCGAGGATTGAATCCACGTGCCAAGCCCGCGGGTGAGATACGGAACCGTGCCATTGTCGGCCTGGCGGTCCTGGTCGCTGCCGATCGTGGCCTCGATGGAACGCTTCAGCTCCCTCATGCACTTTTCCTTGGCGTTGGCGACCTCGCTTGCGACGCCGTAGATTTCCACGGCCTCGGTGATGCGGGACACCATCCACGACTGCCTCCACCACTGGATGTAGTTGCCGATCCTCTGGCGGTTGGCTGCCTTGTTGTTGAAAACCGTTACGTCCGATCCGTCCAGGACGCCCGGGAATGAGGGGGTCTGGAGGTTGTCCACCTGCCACTCCTGATAGGTGTTATGCGGGCGCGGGGTCTTGTCGAAAGAGGAGAGCATGGGCGTCTCCTCGGGTTCCAGAATCGTGAGGAACGGTGTAACGTCCTCGGCGATGCCGGCGATATTGTAGGTTGTTGCTTCGGCCATTTTAACGAGAGTTTCTAAGTTTGTCGGTAGCGAGAAGGTACTTCCTCACGTCTCGGCCTGAGACACCCTTCTTTCCGTTCAACTTAGCCATCTCCGCGTCAAGAGCCGCCCTCCTGAATGTGCCGTCTGGGGCGCGCGATACTGCGCCTCCCACGCCGCCAAAGGCTGCTTGGTCGTTGGGCGGATTCGCACCCCTGCGCGATCCGGCCTGCCTGTCAGATACATTTGTGGACGAGGATTTGCGCGCGTCGATCGCGTTCAGCCCCTCGACCAGCGTCCCGATGAGGTTCTCGGCATTGGGCAGCGTCTTTAGCCATGGGAAGGCATTAGCGACCGCCGCAGCCCTCTGGAACTCCGGCGCCGACGGGTTTCGGAGCCAAGGGAATGTCGCATCGGCCTGCTGCCGTGCAAACTCGCGGGCCTTCAGGTCGTTCATCCTTGCGGGAATCTGCGACTCGATGGTTTCGCGGGCGTTGCGCCGTATCGTGACGAGCTGCTCCTTGGTGAACTGCGCCCCATCCAATTCGTAGATGTCAACCCGCCTGCCGTCGCTCTCAATCCGGGCCGATGTGGGGCCTATCGTGAGCGCGTCGTCTGCGGCGTCCCTGATCGACTTGGCCTCGAGGGCCTTGGCATTCAGGGCATTGACATCGTTCAAATCGGAAAGGGGTGCTGGCCTGGGTATCGGAACGACGGGCGCGGGAGCCTGCCGCTGCTGGGCCTGTGCCTGCGCGGCATCAAGGGGGGATCGAACAGGAATTTGCTGCCGAAGCAGGTCGCGCTCGCCCTCGAGCGCCTTCCGCTTGGCAACCTCCTTATTGATCCGCTCCTGAATGTTCTTCTGGTTGCTCTCCTTGTATTTCGCCAGTTCCGCCTCGACGGCCGCCTTGACCTTTGGATCTGTGAGATGAGTTAAGTTGAAAGGAACGTCGGGTGCCTCCTCGGGGGTTTCGGCCTGTTGGGGCTTTTGCTCCCGAGTGGCCGTGGATGATTTGTCCTCCACGGGGGCTGCTGTTTTGTCCGCAGTCGCGGCGGCAATATCGCTTCCCCTGTCGGGCCCGGTGGGCTTCGCCGCATCCCCTCCTCCAGCTCTCTCAAGAAAGCTCTTGGTGAGAAGGCTTCGCAGCTCTCCACCCGACATATTGCCCTTTTGTCCTTCAGCGCGTTTTATCTCGACCGCCGGGGCGGCAGAAACGGGTTGCACCGTCACCTCGTTAGAATTTTCGGCCATGGTTTGAAACAACCAAGAAGTTTACTGACTCAGGGCTGGAATTGGCCCAGTGGCGGGACTGAGATGCCAATTTTACTTTACGGTCAAGTAAATTCTTAATCCGTGGATTCCTGCGCGGGCGCCCGTCCCCGAATCTCGCCGGCGATGGAAAGGATCGATGTATAGGTGCGGATTTCCCCGATCGTCGCCAGGATCTTGTTCGTGTCCCCCACGACCGCATCGTTGCACAGGTCCGCAATCGCCGCCTCGCGGTAGCTGTAAAGATTGTCGAAAAGCGCGTGGAATTTCGTATCCCCGGCCATCTGGACAAACAGCTCGTTAAGCTGCTTGGGATTCAGCTTCAGCTCTGGAGTGTGCCTAGGAACCTCACCCATTTTCGGCGATATAGGATTGGAGCACCGGCAGGATTGCCGCGGCGTCGTTCGGATAATGGCTTTGCAGCGCGGCAACGCGGTCAAATCCAAGTTCCCGGTTCACGACCGATGCGAGGATCGCAAGCTGCCGGTTGTTGAGTGAAGGGGCGCCAAGTTGGGTGTGGGTAACCGGCTGCACGTTTTCAATCGGAACACCGGCAATATTAATGGAGTTGTTGTCGTCCATGTTATCCATTCGGAACCGGCGCCGCACCCAGCTTTCCCGTCACGGCATTCTGCTGCTGCTGCATCTGGAAACTGGCCTGCTTAATATAGGTCTGCGCCCGCTGCTGGAATGCCGAATCCTGCTGCATCCTGAGCTGGATATCGGGCTGCTGGAGCCATTGCTGGATCACCTGAAGGGCAAGCTGCGGAGGCGTCCCGGGCTGGAAATTCTTGCCGACACCCCCTGAAATGTCCACCAGGTCTCCCTGCACCTTTGAAATGATCTGCTGCGTCGCCTGCGTTTTGGGGAGGATGATCGTCTCTGCCACGACGGGATCCTCGTTCTCGAGCTGCATCTGCAGGAGAGCCGTCCAGTTCACGACCCCATCCCGATCCGCCTGAAGGCAAAGGTTCGTGATCCGCGTCCACTTCTCCCCCCTAGCTTCGGGGTCGAAATTGATCGCATCATAGGTCATGTAGAAGTCGAAATTTTCCTCCGGATTTCCCTTCCTCATAATGGAGGCGTCGGCGTGCTTGACCCCGATCACCTGAAAATAAACCTGATCATCGCCGTATTGCTGCCAAAGTTTCCAAATCTGCCAGAGCGATGCCGACCATCCTGACAGATAGCGGTCAATCTCGAATTGGTTTAGCGTACTTGCGACCTGGTTATCCTCGTCGCCCGTGTGGATCCCGCAATATTCGCGCAGGCCGGCCAGTTGGATCTCCTCGCTTTTTTCGGTATTGGCGTCGCCGCCCATCGAGGGGCGGTCCATGAAGTGATACTCCCCGGCCCTGCGTTCGGGGATGCGCGCCCCGGGCCCCCAGCTTCCTGGCGCCCTTCCCTGCGGGAACCCTATCGGGGGAAGGATGCCTATTGAAGCCGCGTCCATCCGTGCGTCGCGGTGCGCCTTGATATTGTCCTGAAATTGCTTTCCGACCTCGGGAATGCCGCGGGTGTCATGCACCCTCCGCGAAAGGTATTCCGCCCTGTGCAGTACAAACGGATATTGCCCGTGCCTATAGGGAAGAAGTCCGTGCTTGGCATAGCCCTTTTGCGCCTCGCCCGTGACCTCGCTCGGTGGCAAATCGGGATTAAATATCGTCAGATAAATCCCGGAAACGCCATCCGCGTCCGTAAGCCTCCTGTATCCATAGACGACCCCGATCAGGTCATTGAACCTCTGATAGCGGAAGATGTAATTCCTGCTGATCGGTTCCGTGCTCTGGTCGGGAACCATCGTTATCATCCTGCCCTTGCATTTCTTGATAACCTCCTCGATCCAGTTCGGATCCCATCCGTCCGAATGCGCGAATCCGCGGAGCTGCTCGGCCGTGTAATATTGCACGCGGAAAATATAGGGGGCCGTCTCGATGTCGGTTGCAAAGGGAGGGATGAAAATGTCCTCATCGCAGTTGAACGCCCGAAGCACAGGCCTTGAAATCTCCCTCCCGTTGACCGGTATCGAAGTCTCGCCCATCTCGACAAGCTCGGACATCATCTGCTGCGCCTTCCGGCGGCTGACCTCATAGAACTGCATGAGGCCGTTTTCAAACATCTCCGCGGCGTCGGGATGGCTCAGAAGCTCGGCCGCGCTCGGCTGCTGCCTTGGATCGCGTCCCATCTGCCTGTGGCCCTGCTGCATCATCGCCTCCACGTCCGCGAGCTTAATGACATCCAGAACCTTCTCCTGGCGCTTCTCCCAGAATTGTCCCATGATCCCTATGCCCTTCTCCTTGATATACTGGCAGAGAAGTTCATCCTCGCGGTCCACCTGCGGGATCTGCGTGTTCACGAGCCATCGCATGAAGTTCGAGACCGTCTTTGCGCGCTCGATCTGTCCGGAATTTACAGGGATCGCTATCAGGTTGGCCTTCCTCCGCGCCATCGAATACA